TCTACTAAACTTATGGCAGCAACCGATGATGCGTTTGCTTTTATATTAGGTAGAGCTAAGATGAGAGAAAAAGCATTAATGTCTGCATTTGATGTAGCTGATGCTGGTAAGCTTACTAGCTATACAGAGATCACACCAGAATTAATCAGAAATTTTGAAGACTACTTTTATCGTGACGTCTTTGATGCTGACGGTAATATAATAGACGAAGCTACAAAGTTTGCACGTAAAGAGGTTACACTTACACAAGATCTTAGTGGATTTTCTGCTAATCTTAACGCTGTATTTCAACAGAACCCTTGGGCTAAACCTTTCTTTTTGTTTGCTAGAACAGGAGTAAACGGTTTAAAACTTACAGCAAAACATACACCCGGATTTAACTTTCTTGTTAAAGAATTTAATGATATAGCATTTGCTAAACCTACACCAGAAACTTTTGCCGAGCTTGGACCTAAGTTTGGTATTACCAATGCTAGAGAACTAGCTAATGCTAAGGCTTTACAAACAGGCCGATTGGCGATGGGCTCTGCTCTTGTATTTATGGCTATCCAAAAATGGATGTCAGGAGAACTAACAGGTAATGGTCCTATAGACAGACAGAAACGGAATGTCTGGACAGATGCTGGTTACATACCTAGAACTATAAAACTAGGTGAAGTACAGGTAGGTTACGATTCTTTTGAACCATTTAACCAGATTATGGCTATGGTAGCTGACATAGGTGATGCTAGTTTACTTATGGGCGAAGAATGGACTAAGGACAACCTAGGTAAAGTAGCATTATTACTTGCTCAGGGTGTAACAAGTAAGTCTTATCTTGCTGGATTACAGTCATTTGTAGATTTATTCGGTGCAAAACCCGGACAAGGTGCAAGAATAGGCGGTAACTTAATTAATAATGTAGTACCTTTAGGAGGTTTACGTAACGATTTAGGTAAATTATTTTCACCTTATACACGAGAACTTAACTCAGGTATTGTAGATTCTATTAGAAACAGAAACCTTGCTACTGAAAATGTAGCTTTTGATGGTGGTTTACCTATTAAGTATGACATACTAAGCGGCAAACCTGTCAAACCATATGACTTTATGACTCGAGCATTTAACATGTTTAGTCCTATATCATTTGATTTAACATCAAGCCCCGGTAGAACATTACTATTTAACAGTGGTTACGATATGAGATTATCAGTCATGTATTCGCCAGAAGGTGATAATCTAACAGATGAACCAAGAATGAGATCTGCATTTCAGAAAGCTATCGGAGATCAGAATATAGAAGTAAAATTAAATAAACTAGCTAATGATCCAGAGGTTCAAGAATCTATACAACAAATGATGAAAGATATAGCATCAGGTCAACGTAGTGAATTTGAAGTTATGGACTATTATCATAATAGAGTTATAGATCGTATCTTCCAAAAAGCTAGAAAAATAGGCTGGAATACTGTTAAACAAGATCCTGATATACAAGCTCTTAAACTTGAAGAAAGACAAAAGAAAGTAAAACGAATACAAAAACAACAAGCAACTAGCAGTCCAATTCCAAATCTCACCAACATATACAAATAAATGTCACAACAATCCTTTTTGCAACAAACAGCAACTGGAGCTGACATCAACTTTACTATTGATACATTTTCATCCGATGAGATAAAAGTATATGTTGATGGAGTTCTAAAGACTGCTGGGGTTCATTATAATATAAACCCATACAATTCTAATTCTCAAAGTACAGTAGACTGGATAGGAACTGCACCAAGCAGCCCTAGTATAGTTCGTGTTGTACGAGAAACAGATATATTAAATCAAGGTAATACTGCTGTAGAAGGTAGAGCTACATATTCAGCTGGATCTTCAGTCAAAGCAGCAGACCTAAATGATAACCAAAAACAAGTTCTTAGAGCATTACAAGAACATAACGATCAAAAAATACAGACTTATGATATAGAAGATAAGGCTGTAACAAGAGAAAAGATAGCACTAGATGCTATAGATGGTACTAGATTAGCAGATGACTCAGTTAACTCTGAGCATTATGTTGCTGATTCTATCGACACCGAGCACTACGCACCGGGGTCAGTAGATACCGATGCTCTAGCTAATAGCGCAGTTACAACATCTAAGATAGCAAATGATAATGTAACTATGGAGAAGCTAGGTAGTGGTGCATTACCTACAGATATAACAGTTAATACTAATAACATTGTTAACGGAACAATACAAACAGTTGATATAGGCGCAGATCAAATAACAAATGCTCTTATAGCTGATAGCCAGATAGATTCAGAACACTACGTAGACGGGTCTATAGATCACGTCCACTTATCTAATGACTGTATAGATTCAGATAATATACAAGACAATGCTATAAACTCTGAGCACTACATAGACGGATCTATAGACAGAATACATCTAGAAGCTGATATTATAGACAGTTCAAAACTAGCTGATGATGCTGTTGGAAATGAGCACATACAAGGTGGTGCTGTTACAAATGCAGAGATAGCAACAGGCACATTAGATGTTAGATACTACACAAAAGATCAACTTAATCCTTCAGCTAGTGCTGGATCAAACGTATTAGATGCAAGATACTACACAGAAACAGAAGCTGAAGCTAGATTTTTAAGACAAGACTCTACTGAAAATATTAACAGTGGAATGACTTGGAGTAACTCAGATGCTTTTGTGGCTACAACTGCTGCTATTAACGCACGAATCGTTGACCTTGTTGATGATGTCGGTGGTTTTACAGCTATAGATAGTGACCAACATTTTCCTAACGAGAACCCACAAGGGGCAACAGGACAAGCAGCTATATTAAGTATAAAAGCTGCAAGTGCCCAGCTACCTCACCCATCTGATAGTAATGTATCATCTCTTAGTGGTACAACTCTTACTATAAAAAATGCTAATGTAGCTAACAATGCTGATATTACTATAACTGGTGTCACTGCTACCATACCTTCGGGCTTCGGATTCTTGGTAGAATCTACAAGCACACTACATACATACACTTTCCATAGACTCGTACCTAAAGCTACAGAAGTTACAACAGTTGCAAATAATATAACAAATATTGTTAATGCTGGTGCAAACGTAGCAGATATAAATAACTTTGCTGATTTATATATTATCTCTGCAAGTGAGCCTACACAAAGAAATGATGGCTCATCTTTGACAGAAGGTGACTTATGGTATGATAGTAGTAATGATAATATACAGGTATATACAGGTAGTGCATTTTCTAATGTAACACCAAATCAGTCAGTACTGGACGACATCTCTATTGTCTCAGGTGCTATAACATATAGTGAAGATTTAGGTCTAATAACAGATCCAGTAAGTACAGGTAGTTCTAACGGATCACTTGATATAGTTGCAGATATTATAGAAGACGAGATTTCGTTTGCTGTAACAGCAGCTACTGGTAAGTTTATGATTGATGGTGTGGATAAGCCTGCACTAACATTATATAAAGGTTGGACATATACATTTGATTTAAGTGATGCATCAAACGCAACGCACCCATTCCGTTTCTCAAGCGGTGGTAGTGCTTATACTACTGGTGTTACTGTTACTGGCACTCAGGGACAAGCTGGAGCAAAGATACAACTTGTAGTACCTGAATCACAGCCAACAAGTTTTATATATTATTGCACAGCCCATAGTGGCATGGGTAATACTATTACAGTAAAAGATGACCCAATCAAAACAGTTTCGGATGATATAACTAGAATCCAGACTGTAGCTGATAATATAAACAACTTAAATACTGTACAAGGTATTAGTGGTAATGTAACAACAGTTGCTGGAATAGCAAGTAATGTAACTACCGTCGCTGGTATATCATCAGATGTAACTGCGGTTGCAGCAGACGCAACTGATATAGGAGCAGTAGCTGCTAAAGCCACAGAGATTGGAAGACTAGGTACAGCCGATGCTGTAGCTGATATGAACACACTAGGTACTACAGCCATTGTGTCTGACATGGATACACTAGCTGACATATCAAGCAATATTACAACGGTTGCTGGTATATCTAGTAATGTAACAACAGTAGCTACAAACAACTCTAATGTAACTGCGGTTGCTGGTAAAGCGACAGAAATAGGTAGATTAGGTACAACTGATGCAGTCGCAGATCTAGCACTACTTGGTACTGCTGATGCTGTAGCTGACATGAATACACT